CAAAGTATCCAGTGCCTGATCAACGTCATCATGTCCCACATCTTTGTGGCGTTTGTGTTCAACTACCATGACAGGCCGATCTCGCATGATGGTTTTTTGAGCACCACGCAGTATGGTGTTTTCATACCCTTCACAGTCGATCTTGATGTAGTCAATCCGAGGCAGTGCAAGGCTGTCTAATCTATACATTGGTGTGGTTCCTTGTCCCATGGTAGAGGTATCTACATGGCTGTGTCCGGTGTTCTCGACTGTGATGATCATGTTGATGGAAGTGTCCTCTTCTCCCAACGCACACCCCCTGACTTCTAGGTTGGGTGCGGGCACATTTTTTACCAAACAATCTCGAAAATCACTCACTGGTTCAAAGGCTATCACTCGACCAAATGCTTCGGCGAGATCTCTGCTCCACAGTCCCACATTGGCTCCTATGTCCAATGCCAGTGTTCGACTGGGTGTGAGATCGATGCTTCGTTGTCGAACCGGTTGTTGATACACTGGCCCGCCACCTTTTTGTATGCTTTTTTTCAACATGCCGGCAAAGTGCGTATCTTGATCCGGAAACCACCAACCGTGTGCTTGGTACATCTATTGTAGCCCTAAGAGCCGCCGCCAGTAAGGCACATCATGATGTAGCATTACTTCTTTTGCTCTTGAATGTCCTTGACTCTTACGCTTGCCTTTGATATGATCCATGACTCGGCCTAGTTCGCTGTTGATAAAGGGATGTCCTGCCAGTCCTTTGGTATTTGGTTCGGGATTGAGATTATGGAAATAGGCACCATGTGTATCTCGATATTTTTTCCTGACCACATCCCAGATATAACTGTCGTGCCATTCTCCATGATTAAAAATTTTATCCTGGCTATACAACTCGGCAAAATCATGTACAAATTGCAAAGTCAAAGGATGACGGCGATTATAGGCCACCCATCCACATTCGCTGTGGTAATTGTCGCTACGCCCCAGATAGCAGGCCAAACTATCTGGTGAGCAAATAGAATCTAGCCAGGATTCAGAAACACCACTGTGAGTATGACTGTCTGCATCCAACCATATCAACCAATCAGAATCAACAGTGTCAATGGCATGTCTCACAGCAAAAACTTTATAGCAAAAACGCACCGCTTGCCATTTAAATTGTTTTTTCTCAGACCAGAGATGTTTATTGCGTGGACCTATGCCACCATTGGCTTCAGGATTGTTTTTGTGGCGTTCTACAAAAGATTTACAATCTGCACTGGCCTGGAAAATGTCGAATATTTTCGTGTTGGGTCTCGTGATTCTGGGTTGGCAGTTTTCTGTATAAACAACCAAATCAACCGTGGCTGGCCAATGCTGTTCAAATGAGTCGATCATGCGTTGACCATAGGTATCTAGGCCTGCTTGATTGAATGTGGTAATTACTGTGTATTTCATAGGGGTATTTAGTGATCAAAAACGTAGCCTATTTTCCTTTGCAGGCAGCTGGCAACAGTGGCCCTGTGCTGGCAGCCCTTCTGGAATCGCTGCGGCAGGCAGGCATTGGTACTGAAGAGAACAGCATGACCTCGGATGCTGTGATCATATGGAGCGTGCTATGGAGTGGACGCATGATCAAAAATCGTGAGATATATCAGCACTATCGCAGCCTGGGCCGGCCCGTGATAGTCATTGACATAGGATCACTGCATCGCGGCATCACTTGGAAAGTGGCTATTGACAACATCACTGCCCAGGGCTACTACGGCCACACTCGGGATCTGGATTGGGATCGTCCTGCACGACTAGGTGTTAATCTGGGCACGGTGCATCGCTCCGGATCTCACATCGTTATTGCTGCCCAAAATTCGGCCAGCCTGCAAGTTCAAGATCTTCACAGCATAGAGAGCTGGATTTCACAGCAGATCGACGAAATACGAAAACACACAGATCGTGCGATCCGAGTACGACCACATCCTAGATCTCGACTGGCTGTTTCACGATTACCCCCAAATGTCACTATGGAATTTCCTCGCCGTGTGCCCAACACCTATGACTCATTTGACATGCAGTTTGATTGTCATGCTATAGTAAACCTCAATTCAGGACCGGGCATACAAGCAGCCGTCCAGGGTGTGCGTCCCATGGTCCATAGTTCTAGCCTGGCCTATCCAGTGTCGGTAAGTATACAGGACATCGAAAGACCCTATGACATCAATCGAGATCAGTGGTTGGTGGAAATCTGCCACACTGAATACACAGTTGAAGAAATCTCTCAAGGTACATGGCTAAAAAGGCTCTTAGACAGGCTGCAATGACCGGCACCATTGATGTTGCCTGCGTGATACACGGCACCAAATACGACTGGTGCTACGTGGAACGTCTGTACAACATGGTCATACGTCACAGCACCCGTCCGGTGCGATTCCATGTTTTTACTGAATCGGACAGATCTGTGCCCGACCACATGGTCAAACATGTGCTGCATGATTGGCCGGGCATAGCCGGGCCCAAAAAATCCTGGTGGTACAAGATGCAGATGTTTGAGCCTGGTAGGATTTCGGGCCGCCTGCTGTATTTTGATCTTGACACAGTGATCGTTGACAACATTGACTGGATGCAGGATCTTGATGTCCGATTTTTCTGGAGCATCAGAGATTTCCGGCATCTGTGGCGACCCAGTTGGAAAGGCATGAACAGCAGTGTGATGTTGTGGGACACCACGAGATTTGCCTGGATCTGGAAAGAGTTCCAACAAAATGATGTGAAAACCCAGGCTCGTCTGTTCCACGGTGATCAGGACTTTTTGAACTCGGTGCTCACTGAACGAGACTTGAAATTCATGGATGAAAGTCTGATCAAGAGTTGGCGTTGGCAGATCAAAGACGGGGGCATGGACATGAAAACTCGGGTATATCGGCGTCCAGACGCAGGATCAGTGCTGTTGCCCGGAGTCAAGATCCTAATTTTCCACGGGTCGCCAAAACCTCATGATGTGCATGATCCTGTGATAGAGCAGAATTGGGTTTGATCACTTTATGGTATAAATAGCAATGGAGATCAATCATGACCACACGAAATTTCAAACAAACCGGACAAGCCTACGGTGCAACACCAGCATCAATCACAGCCACCATTGATGGTACAGTGGTTTATACTGGACCAGTTCCTACAGTAGATACCCCTTTACCTAGTCTTCCAGCCAATGTGGTTACTCCTGAAATTTTCACTTGGACAAACACTGTGGCATTTGCCGGAACACAGTCTTATTCTATCGCTGTGATCGGAAGCCCGTTGTTGTTAGATTTCACCGGGGCAGATCACTGTATTGCCAATAATGTTGCAGAATTTGGCAGTTTTTATACCTATGAAATCGGTGGAGTTACAATAGTAGATCCGTTCACAAATGTGGCCATCGACGGTGTGGCCATGCAAAGAGGTCCTGATAACAGCAAATTATCAGGGCAATGGGTATGGTTGATTCCTGCAGGTTCCACACTCACTGCTACGTTAAATGTTAATGCCGGAGTTCCACCGATTGGCAATGTGCCTACACCGCCATAACATATAAACTTACAATAAAAAAACCCTGCCTAGAGCAGGGTTTTTCTTGGTTGACCAATTAATCCATTTTGTCTAAAATACACAGCATAGTAAAAGATACACTCCGCCCCCGGCAGCGATCCAGGGTAGCCCATCGGGGCCTAAATCCTAAGTCCGGGTTTATGGATCTAGTAAAGGATGCTTTAATAAGCAGTCTCGGTATTAAAGAACCCTTTAATAACAACTAGGTAAGTGCTTGCTAACCTAGTGTTTCTGCGGCGGTTGACCAGAAATTGTCATTTTCGTATAATAATAGAACAATAACGCTATAGGAGCATAGCACATGACACAAGTACTCATTCGCAATGGTGAATATCGTAGACAAGATGTATCGGGCCTGCGTTTCACGCTGTTGCGTGACTTCCAGACCGACGCCCGTGGTGGCAATGTAGTGGTAGCCAATGATGGCACATTCCCTGGCATGCCTGACCAGATCCGCATCCGCGTAGACTCAATCGAAGACATCGAAATCACAGGAGCCCGTTCAATGTCTAAACAAGACAAGGTTGTAGAGTTCAAGAAACCCGAAGAGACCGACGAACAGGTCATGGACCGTATCGAGAAGCGATTCGCTATACTGGACGACATGACCAAGGCCGCCATCGCTGGCGACATCCGTGCCATGATCGTGGTGGGTCCTCCCGGAGTAGGTAAATCCTACGGCGTGGAGTACCAGTTGGAGAAGGCCGGCATGTTTGACCAGATCTCTGGTAAGAAGATCAAGTACCAGGTCATAAAGGGTGCCATGACTCCCATTGGCCTGTACTGCACCCTGTACAAGAATTCCGATCCACGGAATGTGTTGGTGTTTGATGACTGTGATTCTGTGTTCCAGGATGATGTCGCACTCAACATCTTGAAGGCCGCCCTGGACTCGGGCAAGAAGCGTAGGATCTGCTGGAACTCGGACTCCTCGATGTTGCGTCGTGAAGGCGTGCCTGACGCATTTGAGTTCAAAGGTTCGGCCATCTTCATCACCAACCTAAAGTTTGATCACCTTAAGAGCAAGAAACTGCAGGACCACTTGGAGGCTCTGCAGAGTCGCTGTCACTTCCTGGACCTCACCCTGGACACCACCCGCGACAAGATACTCCGCATCCGCCAGATCTTCCGCAAAGGCGATCTGTTCCAGGACTACGATTTAACACCCGAGCAGGGCGAGGAAATCGTGCAGTTCATGCAAGACAATCATGCCAAACTACGCGAGATCAGTCTGCGTATGGCTTTGAAGTTGGCCGATCTCACCAAGATTGGCGACAACTGGCAAGCCCTG